TTATAAATTTTCCTAGATAGTACAGCATTCGGACTGTTTGGAAACTTTTTTAAGTACTTTCTAACAATCTCGTTTTTAATTGTAGGTGTTGCCATGTTTTTTAGTTTTTACAAATATATAAAAAATTAATTAACTTTGTGATATAGTGTTATTTAGAATAAGTCTAATTAAACATGCCACTTTATTTTTATTTACCACCCCTTATACTCTATATAAAGTATTTTATTTTAATAAAAATTATTTTAAAAAAACGCATTTCAATCTGGCTATCCGCCATCGCTCTGATTATCAATATTTTAAAGTGGGTTTAATCTGGAATCAATCCGTCCAATGTGGGTTTATTATTTAGAATGATTATAAATATCAATTATTTTGTTAAATTATTTGCAGATTAAATACTAATATATTACTTTTGTAAACATTCAACCGTCAAAATGAAAAAGAACTTTTTAAAAGTACCCTCTATTACTAGCGACTTCTTGACGGTTGGCGCAAAATAATAGGGGGTTTTTTATTGTTATGTATTTAAAAATAAAGAAGATTAAATTAACAAAAGATGATTATGGTAATGTAATTACTATTTCAATGATTGGTTTATATGATGAATCTGATAAATGGATCAAGTGGGTTAAATTAGATAATCAAGTATTAACGCTTTTAGAAAATCAAAAAATAAGTGGTTACAATATTTAAGAACTTAGCTCAAACAAATACTCCATTTTTTAAGGATATTGATGTTATACTTAATCGTATAAAAGTTGGTATATCTAAAGAAATTGTTTTAAAAGTTAGGGCTAATAAAGAAACGGCAAACGATATAAAGAAACAATTACCAGCTATTTGTTTTAGTGGTACGTTTAATAAACGTGCTGATAATTCAATAATTGAGCATTCTGGTTACATCTGTTTAGACTTTGATAAGTATGAAGATTTACCGTCTTATACTGAAGATAGAAAAAAAATAGAATTAGATAAATATACTTTTTCAGTTTTTACAAGTCCATCAGGTAATGGTATGAAAGTTATTGTTAAAATACCTAAAGATATTGAAAACCATAAATTGTACTTTGATGCTTTAGAAAAGTATTACAACAATAAACACTTTGATACTACTTCAAAAAACATTAGTAGAATTTGTTTTGAATCTTATGATCCTAATATATTTATTAATAAAGATTCTATTGAATGGACTGAAAAGATAGAACATCAACAATATGATTATAGAGATAAACCGCCAGTAATTAAGTTAGAGAATGAATCAGAGATAATCAAACGTTTATGGGCTTGGTTTAATAAATCTTATTCAATGTCTAAAGGTTCTAGGAATCATAACTTATTTATTTTAGTTAGTGCTTTTAGTGATTATGGGATTAGTGAAGTTGAAACAAATAGATTTTGTAATCAATTTATACAGTCTGATTTTAGTCAAGATGAGATTGATAAAGTTATCCGCTCTGCTTATCATAAAGGTAAGGCTAACTTTGGGATGAAATATTTTGAAGATGCTGAAACATTAAAGCAAGTATCTAAGCAATTAAAGTCTGGTGTTAGTGCTAAAGATATTAAAGAAAAATTACCTAATATAGATGATAGGGTTTTAACTGAAATAAAAGAAAATGTTACAAGTAATGATTTTTGGAGCTTTACTGAAAAAGGCAAGGTTATTATAGATAACTATAATTATAAGTTATGGCTTGAATCTTATGGGTTTTATAAATACTATCCTGATGGCTCTGATAACTTTATATTTGTTAAGGTAACTAATAACCTTATTGATAATACTTCTGAAGTTAAGATTAAAGATTTTGTTTTAATGGAACTTTTAAAGCTAGGTGAAAATCGAGTTTATGAGTTAATGGCTGGAACTCCTAAATACTTTAAAGATGATTATCTAAATATACTAGATGAAACAAGTATTTATTTTAAAGAAGATACTATTGATAAGGCTTATATTTACTTTAGAAATGGAGCTGTTGAGGTTTCTAAGTTTGGTATTACTATTATTGATTATCTTAACTTGGATGGCTTTGTTTGGAAGAAACATATTATAGACTTTGATTTTGAGATTACAGATAATATTGATTGTGATTTTAGCAAATTTATTGAATTGGTATCTGATAAAGATGAACAGAGAGTAAACTCTTTAACTTCAACAATAGGCTATTTAATGCACTCTTTTAAGACTTCGGCAAATAACAAGGCAGTTATTTTAAACGATGAAACAATATCAGAGAATCCAAACGGTGGTAGCGGTAAAGGTATTTTTTGGAATGCATTAAGTAAAGTTAAACGTTTATCAGATATTAACGGTAAATCTTTTAGCTTCGATAAATCATTTCCTTATCAAACGGTTTCAGCAGATACGCAAATATTAGTATTTGATGATGTTCAAAAGAACTTTAAGTTTGAGAATCTATTTAGTGTTATTACTGAGGGTATAACTTTAGAAAAGAAAAACAAAGATGCTATTAAAATTCCAGTATCTAAAAGCCCAAAGATTATCATTACAACAAATTATACACTTGGGGGGATTGGTGGTTCATTTGAACGTAGAAAATGGGAGTTAGAGTTTAGTTCTTATTTCAGCTCAAAACATACACCTTTAAATGAATTTGGAAGAATGTTATTTGATGAATGGGATTCTAAAGAATGGCTATCATTTTATAATTATATGGTTACTTGTTTACAGATGTATTTAATAAATGGACTTATTACTCACGAGTTTAAAAACTTGGATATTAGAAAGTTTATAAAAGAAACTTCACATGAATTTTACGAATGGATTAATGAAGATAATATTCAATTCAACGAAAGATTATCAAAGGCTCAGTTATTTAATGATATTAAAAATGAATATCCAGATTTAGCTAAATGGTTATCAGCTAAGAGATTTAGTGCATGGCTTGAATCTTATTGCAGATTTAATAACTTTGAATTTGAATTAGGTAAAGATCAATTAAATGGACGTTACATATTAATAAAAGATAAATCAGATGATACCAAAGATAATAAAGACTTATTCTAGTAATGATACTCAATTAGTTATATTTGAGATTAATGGAGAAATAAAAACAATGCCAATTAAATACTTTAAAAAGAAATACTATGCCAAAAATTAAACTATCACTACAAACCCTTACCGACCTAGACTGGTCGATTAGATGCTCTCAAACTTCAATGCGACCTGATTATGTACCTAAAACTACATACACAGATAAGACTGCTAATGGTCTTACTAAATGTATAGTTCATTGGTTAAACCTTAACGGATGGCAAGCTGAACGTATTTCAACAACTGGACGTTATATTGATAATTCAAAGATTGTTACTGATGTGCTAGGTAATAGAAAAAAGATAGGAAGTGGTAAATATATCAAAGGTAGTGGTACAAATGGAAGTGCAGATATTTCAGCAACTATTAAAGGACGTTCAATTAAGATAGAAGTTAAGATTGGTAAAGACAGGCAGTCAGATGCTCAAAAGAAGTATCAAGAAATGATTGAAAAAGCAGGTGGTGTTTACTTTATAGCTACTGATTTTGATGAATTTATGATGTTTTACAAAGGTATTATTGAACAGACTATTTAGCCAAACAATGACTTTTTGAATGATATAAAACAATTTAACGGAGATATTAACTTTTAACCTATGCTCCTAAACATACTCTACACAATAGCCAGAATTATTATATTCCCAATTAAATTTGTAATTTTGTTAGAATTTATAGATTTTTTGTTATATTTGTAAACATTATGACTAAAGAACAAATTATTGACTTAATAACAAAGCATGAGCAATATAAACGCTTTTGTAAAAAGTTATGTAAAGGCAATAATTCTAATATCTACAAAGATATGTATCAAGAGTTTATATTAGCTGTGTGTGAATGTGATGAAGATAAGCTAATAAACCTATACAACTCAAAGCAATTAGAGTTCTTTTGTTTAGGTATAATCTTTAGACAAAACAGTTACAGGAAGAAACCAGCCATATTTAACCCTAGTGCTTCACCTTTATACGAAATGTCTAAGTATTCAGTAGAGTTAGGAACGGTTAATATAAATGATAGTTATAACATAAACATTGACATAAACGCTACTAAAGTATTAGACTATGTATCTAAAGATAAGACTATTAAAGTAGAAGATTGGTTGTTGTTAGTTGAGTCATTGGATAGGAGTTTGATAGATATTAGTAAAGAATCAGGCATTCCATACATAACTTTAAAAGTTAAACGTAAAAGATTAAAAGATAAAATAAGAAACAATGTTAATATTTAAACTAATAGGTTGTATCTGTTTAGCTTTCTTTATTGCTAATAGTTATGCTGTTAAGTACATTAAACTATACCTGGCAGACCAAAAGATATGGTACAACAAAGATAGATACTTAGCTAATGAACCAGCAGAACTATACACTAGAGACATTAAACCTTTTGACTGTCCGAAGTGTTTATCTTTTTGGCTAAGTATTTGTGTATGTTATTATAATTCTTTACCTTTGTTTGAGTGTATTTTATTATCAATGATTAGTTATACAGTAGCTAAACTTTACAGTAAATGACACCAAAGGAAACAATATTAAAACATAAAGACTTTATCACAGCAATAGCCACACTAGGGCATTTACCTCAACGAGATAATATTTACCTAAAGGAGTTAATAGATGCTTGGCAAACAGAACTAAAGACTATTAAATCTAAAGTTGTTTATGCTGAATGTGGATCATGTGGTGGTGGTTGGATAGCACAGATTAAAGATTTTTATGTATACGCTAAAAAAAACGAATGGATATGATACCAGATAAACCAAAAGATTATAAAGATGTTATAACAACTAGAGTATGGGAAAAAATACCAACAGATGATTACGAAGATGTTATTAACCCTAATGGAACTGATTCAGTAACTAGAGTATTTAGTCATCATTTAATACATCAAGATTTATCAAAGTATATTAGAAAATTAGAAAACAGAATTAAAGACTTAGAAAATGAAAAAACTATTACTACTTAGCCTAATCCTATTAGGATGCGCTAAAAAAGAAACAAAACCAGTTCAACAAACATCAACAACCCAAACAGGTGGTAAAGTATTTTGTTGGTATAAAGTAGACTTTGGGGTTAATGCGTTTTATAAATGCACATCAACTCAAGAAGAGTATAATCAAACTTCTGCCTACTGTGCTACTAACCAATGGAACATGGTTGTAACTGAAAAAAATAACTGTAACGAGTGTCAATAATGGCAAAGCATAAGTATATAGAAACACCTGAACAATATAGGCAAATTTGGGAGGACTATAAAAAATCAGTAAAAGAAACTCCTAAGCTAAAACATACGTTTGTCGGTAAGGATGGTAATTCAGCTTATGAAGAAAGGGAACGTCCTATTACTTGGGACGGTTTTGAGGTCTATACAATGCTTATGGGCTACAATAATTCAGCAGACCTATCAGAATACTGTAATGAAAACAACCCCTCTTATATTGATTATTTACCCCTCTCACGCGCGTTTAAGAAAGAATGTAGAGCTGACCATATTGACGGTGGCATGACTGGAATATATCCAGCTCAATTAACTGCTAATATAAATGGCATAACTACTAAGACAGATAACAAGAACGAGAATACAAACATAGAAATAAAAGCCAATTTTGGAGGTACAACTTTACCAACCACACCAGAATCAGAATAGGATTCATTATAGCATAAACAACGAGCCATACAAGTACTATGTTTTAAACATTGGTAGGCAGTTTGGTAAGACTATGCTAGCAATGAACCAAACTTACTATTGGGCTTTTAATCAAAACAATATTCAATGCGCATGGGTTAGCCCCATTTATAAACAATGTAAGAAAGTGTTTGATGAAATGGTTAAGGCTTTTGAGGGTACTGGATTAATCACTTCTAATGCTTCAGAGTTAATTATTAAGACTAAGAACGGTTCTACCATTCAATTCTTTAGCGCAGAACGTTACGATAATATAAGGGGGTTTACATTTGATTACTTGGTATGTGATGAGTTTGCATTTATAAGTGAACAAGCTTGGACTGAAGTATTAAGGGCTACCGTATTAGTTAAAGGAAAGAAAGTATTATTAATCTCAACTCCTAAAGGTAAAAATCACTTTTATAATCTATTTAACTTAGATGGTGTTAACAGCCAGTATAAGTCTTTTAAGATGACTTCTTATGATGGTTTAGCATTAGCCGATGAAATAGATGGGGCTAGGTTTACACTACCTGAGAATGTATTTAAACAAGAATACCTAGCTGAGTTTATAGATAATGGATCGGGTGTATTTAAAGAGGTGTTGATTAATGATATGCCTAAAGATACATCACGTTTTTATGCCGGTATTGATTTAGGACGTGCAGACGATTACACCGTATTAACTGTACTTAATGAGTTTGGGCAAATGGTTCATTGTGAACGTTGGAGGCATAACACATGGCAATCAATAGTAGACCAATTAGTAAAGAAGTTAAAAGCCTTTAGATGTAAAACATACGTTGAGGTTAACTCTATTGGTGATGCTATCTTTGAACAAATAAGACAACAATATAGTGATGTTGAACCATTTACAACCACATCAAAATCTAAACAGGATGCTATTGAATCGTTACAAGTAGCTATACAAAACAAAGAATTTACTTCATTAAACATTGACTGGCTTTTAAAAGAGTTTGATATGTTTACCTATGAATACAGCCATAAGAGTAGAAGTATTAAATACACAGCTCCTTTAGGCTTTCATGATGACGGTGTTATGTCTTGTGCCTTTGCTTATAAAGCACTAAAAGATTTACAAAACTCTGGCAGAATCATCTTAGACTAACTTATACTTTTTATAGTTTTTTGTATTATATTAGTATGAAGTTACCGTACTGTTTTGAAGATATGACACTAAGCCAATTTATGAAATTACATGAATTGGAACGTGATAATACTATTGATTCAATAGACAAACAAGTGGCTAAACTTTCAATCTTATCTAGCCAATCAATAGAATACATTGAAGCATTAGATATTAAAGAGATTAAAAAGTACTTAGCTAAAGTTAGCTACACATCAAATCCGCCTAAGAATTTAAGAATACCTAAAAGATTTAGGGCTAATACTTTAATCCTTAAACCAACTATGAGTTTACAGGAAATGAAAGTAAATCAATTAGTAGACTTTTATAGTTTATTAAAAGCTGCTAATGGGAACTATATAGCTTCAGCTAATGTGTTATTAGCAACAATGTTTAAACCGTTGAGTATCTTTAAAAAGTCGGTTTACAGCCCTGAGAACCACGCTAAAATTAGTAAGTTGTTGTTAGATGCAAAAGTGGGGGATTGCTTAGGGCTGCTTTTTTTTTACTTGGACTTCTGGAAGAAATGCGAACCAGTTATAATACACTATTTGACACAGAGCCAGGAAGTGATAACAGAGACGGTGACAGAGATACAAAACGACAAAGCGTTTCTGGATTTCTTGAGCAATGGGGGTGGGAATACAACGTTGACCAATGTAGTGAAAACGAAAGGATAAGCCCCGATACGGTTTATTTAGAATGGAATGTAATAAGGTTTTTAAATAAGTTAAGTTACTTAAAAGATAAAGGAAAGTTTTTAATAGCAGTAAATGGCACTTAGCGAAGAGATATATAAAATATTAGATGAGTTTGGAGAAAAGGTAAAAGAGGACTTACAACAATCATTAAGAGATAAAGGTGTAACATTTGGAGGTAATGATAGTAGGTTAAGTAATAGTATTAAGTTTGATATTACATCTAATGGAAATGTAATTAGTTTTAAGTTAAAAATGCCTGAATACGGTGAGGCTGTTGATAAGGGACGTAGGGCTGCACCAGTTAGTGAAGATGGACAAAAGAGCATAGCAAATTGGGCAAAGAGAAAAGGGATAGTTGGAAAGTTTGCAGAGAATACTTTAAAAGCTCGTTTAGAAAAACAAAGTAAAAATAAAACAGATAGAAAAAAGAAAGTATTAAAAAAGCCTACGTTTGATAAATCATTAAAAGCATTGACTTATTTAGTTAGTAGAAAGATTAAAAACAAAGGTTATAAAGGAAACAACTTCTATACTTCAGTAGTTGACGATGGAAGATTAGATAAACTTAAAAAAGATTTAGCTGGTGTTTTAAAGTCAGAAGTAGATATTGAAATAATAGATTTAACTAAGATATAATGGCATTAACAATATATAAACAACCGCAGGAATTAACACCAGCGTATAACAAACAAATCATAACTGCTTTATCAGATGAGATTACTGAGCCTGATTTTAAATATATTGTTGAGGTGTTAGTTAATGGCGATACCGTTAACACTTACAGAGAAGAAATATTACAAAATCCCGATGGGTGGTTAGTGTTTGATGCACAAAACTGGGTTAAGAATTATATTAAACATTACTTTAATCCTAGTGATACTGGGGTTGTTATTGCTACTGATAAGGTTGCAGAAGTATCAATAGATATTATTGAATATTATTTAGGAGTTGAGCATCCAGCAGATTCTGAGAATGTAGGTTATATTGCTTTTGATGCTTGTTTAAATGATGATGAATTTAGAAATTATGATTTTGAAGATTATTTATTTGGCGAAGATGCAAACAAATATTTATTAGGTAAAGAGGGAATTAATGAAGTTGATTCGGTTGTAACATTAACGCAAGATGTATGGCTTCATTTCTTTAATGGAGATACTGACCCTGTTACTGGTGTAGTAGTTGAGTTAAGACGTGGCGGTAGTACAGTAGGTGGTTTTAGTTCATCTATTCCAACTCCTTTAGCAGTTCGTGAGATGTACGCTTTAAACGTTGGTGGAATATCGGGAGCGCAAGTTGGTGATACTGTTAGGGTAAATTTTAATGGTGCTAGTGGATTGATTAAAAGATTTACTTTAACATTATCTGATGTTTGCACAAAGTTTACCGATTATTCACTTTACTATTTAGATAGATATGGGGCCATTCAATACAAACACTTTGAAATGCTTAGTACTAAAAACTATACTAAGAAAGTAAACAAGGTTAAATTAGATAAGGACGTTTTAAACACTACTACTGGTGCTTATGGTTCAAATACTTATGATAGAGAAAATCATATTGTAAGTACTGCCATTGAATCTAATTTAGTGTTAAATACTAATTGGATTACAAAAGAACAAAGCACGTTATTATTAGACTTGTGGGCTAGTCCTATCAAATACTTATGGGATGGGACTACATTAAAATCATGTGATGATATTGTATTGAACTATGAAGAAAAAACAGAATCATTAGATCCATTATTTAACTATACAATTACAGTTGATTTAGGAATAACAGAAACTAGACAAAGAGGTTTATAATGGCAATATTAACTAGATTATTAATAAGTGGTAAAAACGGTAGTGATGCTTTCACTTCTTATCCTATAACGGCTGAGAATCCTATTTACATAACTTATCAATTAGCAGACGTAAGGAATCCAGACCAGCGTAAAGGTAGTAGAAGTTTAACTATTAAATTATTAGGTACTAATGAGATTAATAAGTTATTTGAAAACATATTTAGTTTTAATGTAGCTACTCAAAACTTTAACAAGAACTTAAAAACACCTGTTAAATATATTGTTGATGGCTTAGAAAACTTTAAAGGTGATTTACAATTAATAGGGGTTAATATCAATACTGATAAAAGCATTGAATATGAATGTTCAATATTAGGCGATGGCGGTTCGTTGTTTGTTGATATTGGCGATAAGTTTATAACAGGTAACACAGATAGTGCAGACGATTTAGATTTCAGCGCATACAACCATACTTACGATAGAGCGACACAAATATTAACACGTGGCAATGTAGGTAGTGGTTTAAGTGTTTTATATCCGTTTATTGATAATGGAACTAATGGCGGTTCCGATACTGTTTGGAATGTATCTAACTTTATACCGTGCTTTTCTTTACACGAGTACGTTAAAAAGATAATTGAGAATACGGGGCGCACCTATACAAGTACTATTTTAACTTCAACTGAATTTAAAAAACAAATACTTTATCCTAATATTGATAAGATTGTTTTATCTTCTACTCAATTAAGCAATAGACAGTTTTATGCTGGTTTAACAGCTAACTTTACACAAATAACTACTATTCCATACACAGTTATTCATGATAGAGAAAGTTCACCATTCTTTGATGCTGGTAATCAAAACAATACCGCTACTGGTATACTAACCCTAAATGAAAGTGGATATTATAACCTAGTTTCTAAGGTTGTTTTTAGAATGAAGTTTACCCACTCTGATGGTACGGTTGCTTACGGTGTATTTAATGGCATGAAGTGTTATAATGCTATTGATAAACAAAGTCCATTAGCATCATTAGTTGTTAATTTTGCAACGTTCTTAAACAGTAATGCTAACAGAATAAACGTTAATACATTTGAAACTATTACAAACGAGGTTGCAACTGGTGAAGTATTTTTAAATGCTGGTGAACAGTTCAAAACTCGTGCAGCTTTAGACGTTGATGCTAGTGCTTTAGTTTCTTTCTATACTTCTGGTAACGTATTAGTAACAACGGGAACACCAACTTATACTATTGAGTTAGTTAGTGGTACAACTGGAACTGCTTTTTACGGTTTAGCTACTCAAAAAACTTTAGTAGAGGGTAATACTATTGAGGTAAATAATGCCTTGCCACAAAAGTTAAAACAAAAAGACTTATTAAAATCTATTATACAAGGCTTAAATTTATTTATAGATTTAGACCCTAATGATTCAAACAACTTGATTATTGAATCTTATGATGAGTTTTATAATACAAACGACCCGATAGATTACGGTAATAGAACAGACTTATCTAAAAAGCAATCAATTAACCCTAATTTATTAGAGGGCAAAAGATATATTTATACTTACAAAAGTGATAGTGATAAGTTTAACGAGCTTTATAAATCATCTTATGGCGAAGTGTTTGGCACTGAGATTATAGACGTTGAGAATGATTTTATTAAAGAAACTAAAACAACTGAGTTAGTATTTTCAGCAACTCCAAACGCTGCTAATTATGGTTTAGGTATTGCACACCCACGTATTTATGTAGAAGAGGGGTTGACTAAAAAGTCAATAGTTCCTAATGTAAGGTGGTTAATTTGTGGTGGTGTTAAACAAACGGTTAATCCTTACACATATAAGCAAGTAGGTGTAAGTGATTTAGTTACTAATGATTATTTATATGCTGGGCATACAGACGATCCATTTAACCCTACTATTGATTTAAACTTTGGCACTCCTAAAGAAGTATATTATAATTTTATAGGTACTTATTTTACTAATAATAATCTTTACAATAGATACCATAAAGCATACTTAAACAACCTAATTGATAGAGATGGTAAATTTGTTATTAAACATCTTTGGTTAAGTCCAAGAGATATTTATAATTTCTCATTTAGAAATAGATTATTTATAGATAATGCTTACTGGATTGTAAACAAAATAAATAACTACAACCCATTAGAAGAAG